AACAAAATTTCTTACTGGTATTGATCCTTGACCTAAATTAGCAAATGGTGTAACCATTAATAATTTTTCATCATAGTATTTTGCATAATCATCATATTCTTGTGGCTCAATAACAATTTTAAAATCAACATTATCTTTTAACATGAAATTTGCCGTGTAACAAACATCAGATCTACCTTTGCTTATTACATAAATTGGGTATTTTGGTTTATCCATTTTCAAATCTAATGGATTTTGGATCTTCATTTTTTCTTTCTGGGTACCAAATCTTCCATGTATTTTTCATTTTATAATTTATATGAGGGTTACCTAGAAAGTCCATAAAATTTTCTCTATCTTCTTCTGTTTCAAAATGTACCATTATTTTTAAATCATCTGGTTGGTTATTGTAATCAACCATACCTACCCACTCATTTGCTTCATCAAATGTTTCTATTTCAGAAGATGACCTAGTTGTATACACCAATGCACTTAACTGATCTTCATCAAAACCTGTACCAGTTAAATCAAAATCAGTATCTAGTATTTCTTTTAAGATTTCTGATAATTGTCTATCATCAACTTTTGCTAAATTTGTAATCTCATTATCAGATGTTAAGACCTTTAATGCTTGTGTAGAATCTGATTCTATATCTAATCTTATACACGGTATTTCTTTTTCACCCATCTTGATACACGCCATAACTACACCATGACCTGCCAAGATCGTATTATCTTTGGCTATAACTACATTTCTATAAAACCCATGTTCTTTTATAGATTTAATAATGTGATTTAATTGCTGTTCGGGGTGTTCTTTGTAGTTTTGCGGGTGTGCTTTTAAATTATCTATTGGTACGGTTTCTATATTCATTTGGTATAATATTACTAGAAATTCATGGAATTCGCCCTGTTATCAATAATCGTCTAGCAATAGACGGTTATTGGGGGTTTATATCTATGCCAAACTCCCAATAATATTGACCATGCTTATAAGGTAAATCACAATCACACTGCAATCGTTGTATTGGGTAGCCTTTCTGTTTCATAGAAAATACCATTTTTCTTATATCGTAATGATCTTTTGAACAGATAAATTCGCCTTTATATAATCTTTCAAAATATTTTGCAATTATTGAGCCCTCTTCAAATGGGCATTTAAATGTATTACCTTTGAATATTTGTATTGTTTTTTGCATAATTACCCATTAAAACCATTCATATAATTATGAATACTTTTTACATAATTATTATCATCAGTTTCAATAAATCCATTGCAGACTGCAATTCTACTTGTTTGTTCTTCTGGCAGATTTGTATTTTCTTCTGTCCAATCTCTACATTTTGCATTGCAATATTTACAAGCCATAATTTTACCTTTCTCTATTCTTTTATTATGAAACCTCTTATATTTCTTAATTCGTCCATTTTGATTTTCATATATTCATACAATCTTCTATCGCAGTACACCTCTGACCATTCATCTCTGCCTGTAACTTGCCACTCGGCATAACCAAAGTTGTGATCAAGTATTGTATATATATAAAGCCATTCTTGTAAGGTATTTATTGTGTATAAAGTTACATAACCTCTACCAACTCTCTTGGTGTATGAATCTAATGAATCAAATATATTATTTATATCTTCAAGGTAAACATCACCCATGCCCTCTTCTGCAAAATTTCTCTGGTAATGTTCTAAATCAGTTTCATCAACAACTGACAATGCAGATTGTTTAATCTCTATTTGATTTATTTTAAGTGTTTTTTTGTTGTTCACAAAAGTACAATAACAGGTACTACTTACTTGTCAAATCTTAGATTAAAATAGAATTAATATTCCCAACAAAATTGACTCGGTTTCCAATGATGTGATCCGTCATTGTAGAAAAGCCATGAGGCAACTGCCGTTGAAACCTTTACATCTGTTCTATCTGATGTAATTTTTAATTTAGGTTTCAACCAATCCCAAGTATTATCATTAAATTGCCAAAGGCCAACATCATTTGACCCGTCTTTATTAACACCTACTGCTGTTGGTTTGCCTCTTGATTCACACCAAGATATGCGAAGTGCAGTTTCTAAATCTTCTTGTTTGAAATATTGACTAAATAAAGGTATATATTCTTGCATTGATACAATAATTTCATTTCTAGCTTTACAGTCTTGATAATTGTTTATCTGATCGGGTGTAATTGGGGATACGACACTACAAACTAAAAGAATCTGCGTTAACAAATTTTAAACTTTTTGTAGTTCTTCAATAGTGGTAATACCAACCTTTAATTCTTCGGCTATATATTCACCATTATCGCTGTAAATTATTTTGGTTTTAATACCGTCATGCTCTAAACCAATTATCTTTTTACTCATATATATATTTTAATCAGAAATTATGACTTATCCAACTCTAAGTTAATCAAATATTCACTTGTAACACCTAGACCAGTTTTGGCAAATAATAGATATTGGCATGGTCTACCCATAGAAGCCAACTGTTCTTGTGCAAATGTATTATAAGATTCTGTTGAACCATTAACCCATAATCGTATATCGTTTACATACATTGTTGTTGGCGTATGATAATGACCTGCACATGCGTAATTAAAATCTTCCATAAGACCATTTGCAGCCAATGCTTTCCAACCAAGTAATTTTTTACCAAAACCATACCATGGAAAACCACCAAAACCTCTGACCTGATCCCCATGAAATAAGAAAAATTTACATCTTTCACCTAAATCAGCAACTGCATACCAGTTTCTTTCTCTATCACCATCTGGTATATTAAAATTTATTCTGTCATTATCTTCATAGGCCATTTCTACAATCTTGTACAACATACGATCTGCATTGGTTTCTGGGTTGTAGTTTCTTCTTGATTTACCACCTAAGGCACCATGATTACCAATTACAAAATGACAATCTACTTCTTCAAATTCTTGTAATAATTTATTTAAAAAACCAATCATGATTCTTGGTCCATCGATTGTAACCTGTTTATACAAAGAGGCATCTATAAGATGTTCTTGCCCTGGAAAAATTAATTCACCCTCTACAATATCCCCTAAAGAAAAAACACAAACCTTTTTAACTGGGTGACTTTTTCTTTGTATTCTTGCAATCTCTATTATCTTATCTGCATACAACAAAACTCTTTGTTCAGCAATATCTGAATCATAATCTGGTGTTGTTTTGGCTAACTGAATATCCGAAAATAATGCAATGGCAATCTCTTCTTTGCTTTTTCTTCGATCAATGGGTGGTTTTGTTGGCTTAGGTATCTCTAATAGGCCTAAATTGTCCTTAACTGCGTTATAAACGGCGTTTACGAGATCAATTTTCTTTTGCTTAGCCTTTTCCAATGATTTAAGAATACGCCTGTTAGTGGCCTTTAATTCGCTGTTTTCAATAATTATTTGGTTATAGTCATCGGTGCTAAATTCTTCAAATGATTTACCTTTCTTCATCTAAATTATCCCCTAAATAGTCCGATATTGTTTTAAATGCAAGTGTCCAATGGCACTCTTGTATAAGCCATTCTATTACTACTTTTCTTGGATAACCCTCTTGTATTTTTTCTATTGCAATTTTAAATTGTTCTTGTCTTTCAGGTGTTTTTTCCCAATAAGGTTTGCGACTACGAGCTTTTTCCAATAACTCTGGATTCTCTGCCAAAAATTTTTCAAATGCGTCTTGCATATTAATCTAAGGTTATACTAGTGCCTTTATTTTATATTTACATTAAAACAGTAATTAATGTAGCAATAGAAATACCTGCAATAATCCAACCATAAATCTCTTGTCTTGTTGGTCTTGTTGATAAATCATTTTGTATTTCTTCTAATTTAGAATATATTTTATCTATATCTTCCATTACCAACCCAAGCATTTCTTTCTGTGTAAAACCGTTATCAGTCATGGTTAAATGAACCATATTTACAATTACAAATAGTTACCCATGTACCATTTATTAATTTAGCTTTACAACTATTTTTTGCCACTAATCCAATCCCATTCTTGATCGGCAAGTAAATTTTCAACCATATTTAATTTACTTACAAAAAAATATATAATCTTTATTGAAAAGTAGATCGAAACTACTCCCATAAAAAAATTTTCCATAATTCCTACTTTCTAAAACTTATTGTCAATAACCAAATAACAAGTGTAATTATTGTTGCTAATCCTGTTACTTGTTGTGCTGATCCTGTCAAGGTTAATGTTGCTATAACTAATCCAACCAAAGTCCAACTAAGGTTTAATGTTTCTTTTATTGCCTCAACAAACCATTCCCATAATTTATTTATCATATTGTCTTTCTGAATATTGCAATTGCAGCCAATCTAACCAATATAGTTGGCACAATTACCTCTTGTGCTTTTTCGCGTTGATCGTTTGTCATATCTGCACCTATTTTATCAAATTCAATATTTGATAAGTCTGTATTAATGATAGCGCCAACGCCTTCGTCCAACAATAATTCAAACTTTTTTTCTACAACAACATCAGCCAATGTATAAGGTTGAAATGAATCATCAGCATTTTCAACTGCTGATTCAACAAAATCTGCCACTGCCTCTGCAACAACAGGATCTGTCTTTACTGCCTCTGCAATAATTTCAACATCTTCTTTGGCATTTTCTTCATCAAAACCTAAAACCTCACCAATTACCTCTGCCTGTTCTTCTGTGATTTCTTCTTCTTGTGCAATTTGTATTACCTCTTCAACAACTTTTGCAACAACTTCTATAACTTCTTCTGATACCTCATTAAAATTTTCAACACCTATATCGTTGACCTCTTCAATGATTTCTATTACTTCTTCTGTTTCTAATTCTTCAACAAAAGTTTCTATTGCTTCAGCCTTTTCTTCTTCAAATATTTCTATTTCTTCTTCAGTTAATGTTTCAAGTTCTTCATCTGTAATTTCTGGTAAATCAAATTCTATTATTTCTTCTATGGCTTCTTCTAGTTCTGCAACCTCTTCTGCAACCATTTCTTCAGTAATAACCTCTTCAACCTCTTCGGTAATATCTTCCAATGGTAAAACTTCAATGATATTTTCAATTTCTTCTACCTCTTCTTCTATTTCAATAATCTCTACCTCTTCTTTAGGTAAAGGTTTTTCATCTTCTATGATTTCTAAATCTTCAATATTAATTTCTAAATCATCAATATTTTCAATTATAATTATTTCTACTTCTTCAAAATCCTCTAAGTATTCTTCCACTTCGATAATGGTTTCAATATATTCTTGTATTTCTTCTTCATCTTCAAATATAAATATTTCGATTTCTTCTTCATATTCAAGCCTTTTAATATCAATTTCCATTTGTTTTTCAAGTTCTTCCACCTCTTCATCAGTAAGCTCGATATATTCTTCATCATAATATTGCTCTTCCAATTCAATAAGTACAATATCATCATCAAAAAACTCTTGTCCGAGTTCATCTTCCATGATTTGTAACTCATCTTCTTCAAAATCTCTTTGTAATTGCTCATCAGTTAATTCTACTCCATACATTTCTAGGTTATTTTGTCTTTGTTGATCTCTTTCGAGTGTGCCATCATCTATTTCACGCTGACTGTATTCAACAATTTCACCTGAATCTAGTTCGATTGGTATATCTTTTACCTCTTCTGGTGCAATAATAATTATTGGCTCTGGATCAGGCTCTGGATCAGGCTGTAATATAACTGGTGGTAATGTAGTTGTTGTGGTAGTTGTTGTAGTTGTTACATATTTAAAACTTATATCATCTAATAAAGACCAATCATTAATAGTAATTGTGAAAGAATCTATAAAAGTTTCCAATGTTTCATATATGTTATAGACAACATCTTCAAACATATTTTGTATATTACTATTACTTTGACCCTCTAAAACATTGACCTGTGTTGTTTCATCTACATGTGTATAGGTAACAGTACCGTCATTATTTAATGCACCAATCCTAAAACCAACTTCGTATATATCATGATCATCTGGTAAATCAAATGTATAATCTTCAGAATCATCACCATGCCTTTGATAATGCAAATTCATGTGAAAATCTGTCATGCCACAACACTGCCAATTACCGTTACTATGTTGATCGTCTATATAAATATTATTTTCGGTTTCGTTACCTTGGCTATCTATTGTATCTTCTGGTAACTCTATATCCGTTGACTGTTCCCATTCAGGAATTGTGGTCGTAGTTGTGGTTGTTGTTGTGGTTGTTGTCGTATCATTATTTTCTGGAACAGTTGTTGTTGTCGTTGTTGTTTCTTCTGGTCCATCAAATGTTTCTATTTCTTCTACCTCACCGGGTATTGTTGTTGTAGTAGTTGTGGTGGTTGTTGTAGTAGTCTGATCCTCATTTGCATGTACTGGTATTGGAACAGCTAGAAATAAAACTAATAATATTCTTAGATACGGACTTATCCGCCTGCGCAACAACCGTTGCCGCAACAATTCACTTTAACCTTTATTTTGTGGAACATAATCTTCAAGACCATTTTGTATAGCAGTTACACCAGCAACTAAACCTGCTACCAATGCGTTTTGTATAACATCAATCTCAACCATGCCTGTACCACCTGCTACAAGAACGCCGAGAAATGCTTGAATAAATGTTCTTAAAGTTCGAATACCAACTTTGGTAAACCAATCCTTAGTCATATTACACCTATCTTATTGAATTAACTTACCGTCCATTTTAGCAGTAAGAATTTTGAGTTGCCCATTAATCTCTGATAATTTTTCATTAACATCTTTTGCATTTATATATTCTGTGCCACTCTTGTTAGATAGTTCTTGGTTATTAGGTAGATCGACAATTTTTATTTTTGATATATGTACCTTTACTGATTCGCCATTTTCTAATACATCAGCAACCTTTGGGTAGAATTTTTTATAGGCGTTGCCCGATGATCCAATAAAGCCGTCTTTTGATACATCTAAGTCTTGTTGTGTATCACCAACTAAAACACAACCTGCAGTATTTTCATCTGTGTTACCTAGATGAAATAAAATCCACTGAAACTCTGGTACATCTTTTATCCATAACATACCCTTATGAAATGAATATTTTGAAGAATAACGATTATGGAAACCACCCTCTTTGCGTAAGACAACATCATAAGAGCCTTCTGGAATACAGGTTTCACCATAGACTTTTTTTTCTTGATATTGATCTTCTAATGTGTAACATTCAAACTTACCATCAATAAATAAAAGACCATTGGTAGCATCATTACCAAATTGAGTGCGGATTATATCAATAATCATTAACTTGGTTTTGGATTATCGTCTTTAATTTTTTTAATAGCTTTGTACCAAACACCAGTTTTATCTAACCTACCAGCATCAATATCCCAATAGAGTTGATCTAACTGATCTCCGATAGCACCATAGGATTCTTGCCTAGCTTGGATATATCCGAACTGTTGCGCTTCCCATTTAGAGTTACCTAAGTCAATTTTAGCTTGAGCATAGTCTGATTCCTCAAACTCCATTCTCTCATTATTAACTTGTTTATACATTGGCTTTGCAGATTCTATCTCTGCATCTGCCTCTGTTTGTAACTGTTCTTTTGTCTTTGCCATAATTTTCCTTTCCTTATCTTACTATACTATTTGCGAAGTCCATACAACTTAAATGTGCCACTTGCTATGTTTACTGAACTATCAAAAAAGAAGTTCATACCATCTACTGCACTTGTTACAGTTAATACTCCACCACCTTGTTGTCCTCTATATTTTGGTGTGTTGTTCATATAAAAATTTTCATAAGTAAAAAATGTGTATTCTGATGAGTTATTAGCATTGAATATATAAAATGTTCCCCCTGCTTGTTCTCCTGTTGCACTACCAACTTGATAACCTTGAAAAAATTCAGTTGCATTAGTTCCATAATTATTACCAAATGCTTCACTAGCCCTTAGTTCTGTATCTGCATAATCATAATTAGCACTTGTATTTGGTGTGCCACTTTCAGTAAATCTTATTCTAAAAGTTGTGCCATCTGTTGCTGGAACAATATTAGTTGTTACAACTTTATAAACATTAAAAGTACTGTCAATGCCAACAAGAGATACACTTGCAGTTGCTGAACTAACTGTTGTTTCTTGAATTAAAACTAAACTACCTGCCATTACTTAACCCCATATACTTTTAGTGTTATGTTTGTAAAAGTGTACCCACCACCAAAACCTAAAGCAAAACCTGTTACTTGTTGTGCTACTTTTTGTACTCCAATGCTTTTTACTCCTACTGCTGGTTGATAACTGTTAGTAGCACTTTGACTTTTCATAAAAGTATAAGATGAACTATCAAAAGCATTAAATATATCAAAATTTATACCACCCTGTGATTCACTAGCGTCAGAATAACCTATAACATCATACATAGCATTTTGGTTTGTATTTTTATTTTGTGAAAAAGTTGTATTTGCCCACAACTGCAATCCTGCATAATCATAATTAGATGAACTATCTACACCACTTGAATTTATAAATCTAAGATAAGGAAAAGTGGTATGGCTTTGCTTATAATCAACAACATATATTTTATATACATCATAATTAGCACTAAAGCAATCAGTTATACTAAATTCATTAACAGCACTTCCACTAGCAGATTTTATAAACTGTAAATTAGTAGCCATTATGAATATTCCTTTATGCCATAAAGAGATATTGAACCTGTAATATTTGCAGTATCAACATTTCTAAATCTAATTTTATCAACTAAACTTGTTTGTGGTAGTACGCCACTTCCAAAAGTAAATCCATAATCTTCAATAAAACTTTGCAATGAAGCAAAACTAAATTTTGTGCTATCCCCAAGATTGTAAAAATATATATAACCCTGTGATTGTTTATTAGTCATACCAACATCTATCGGTATTCCACCAAAACCTGTGCTTCTACTTTCAGCAAATGTTCCGTCTAATTGTCCTGTTTGTCTTGCATATTGATAAACATTTCCTGTTTCTATAACTCCATTTTCATAAAATCTTATATCCATTCTGCCAACTGCTTTTTCAAATTGCCAAGTTGCAAAATGTACATTGTAAATATTTTCATCTATTGAATTAAAATCTACATCAGTAACACTAGATACAGTTTGCGTTTGTATTAATTCCAACTGTCCAAAATTAGTCCATTTGTTTTCTTGATCTAGCTCAATAATATCTTGTGGTGTAAAAATACCTTTATTATCTCTAAAAGCCTGTGTAACTTCTTTTCCTATGTAGCCAAATTCTTTACTCATCTATACCACCTTATACAATGTAAATAATCCACTTGTTATGTTGCCACTAGACATTAAAAACTGTAATCCATCACAAGCCTGTGTAACAGTTAAAACCCCACCACCTTGATTGCCACTATGAGTTTCTGCATTACTAAATAATGTTTCCTCAACTGTTATAAAACTGTATTCACTTGCATTATTAAAATTAAATAAATATAAAATTCCATTATCAATTTCACTTGTACCTGTTCCTATACCTGCTGATGATGTTCTTAAATGGTCTTGATTAGTAGAGCCTGTATTTCCATAACTTGCAGTAGCGTTTAATTTTTTTACAGCTCTATCATAATTGCTAGAACTATCAGCAGTTCCACTAACAGTAAATCTCACTCTTAAATTTGTTGCGTCTGTTGCAGGTGCAACATTATTAAACGTAACCATATAAACATCGAAAGTGGTATCAATACCAACAAGTGATACACTTGCAGTTGCAGAACTAACTGTTGTT